ACATTGAGCGTAGAAACATCAATCGCGCCGCAGTATTTTATTGATATGGATTCTGAAATGTTTGGAGCAATTATCCAGGTGTTAAAGGATCGAGCAAAGGAGATTAAAAATGCCAGTAAACGTAACAGGCGTTAAACAACTCCAAGCCGCTATGAAGATACTAGATCCTAATCTTAACAAAGAGATGAACGCTGAAATTAGAGATGCCATGATACCTATTAGGGATCAGGCTAGGAGTTACATGCCAGCAAATGAAGAAGTGCTATCAGGTTGGCGCAAGATCAATGTTACAGCTGAGCAGAAGTACCGAGCATTTCCATTCTACGATCAAAACGTAGCGCGTAACGGAATAGTTTATTCTGCCGGACAAAGCAAACGTAACGCCGCAGGATTTTCATTTACTAATTATGTAGCCAATAAATCTGCATCAGGTGCAATCTTTGAAACCGCGGGCCGTAAACAAAGAGGCATGCAAGGTAAGTCATTAAACCCTAATGCTGGTATCCAATTTAACCAGGCTGCTGAGACTTTAAGTTCTATGAAGGGTACTGGCCCTAATCGTGGTAGAGCAATCTATCGTGCTTGGAATGAAGATCAAGGCAAGGTTTATGCAGCTGTAGTTACAGCCATACAGACTGTAGCCACTAAGTTTAATAATGGACAGTTAAAGAAGGTTGCATAATGGCCAAACCCCCAGCCTTAGTAGTCTCCGCCTTAGCCACTTGGAATGGTAAAGCCCTTGCCAAAGGCAGTAAACAAATATCCGAGTTCGATAAGTCAGCACAAAAATTAGGCAAGACCTTTGCTAAGTATCTAGGTGCTACTGCCCTAGTCGCATTTGGTAAAAGTTCAGTTAATGCATTTATAGAATCTGAGAAGGCTGCCGCCAAGTTACGCACCACAGTAGATAACCTAGGCTTATCATTTGAGCAAAGAGCAATAGATGATTATCTAAAAAGATTATCTTTGCAATACGGAATTATTGATGAAAATCTTATTCCAGGCTTTCAACGCCTTCTTATTGTTACTAAAGATGTTGCTAAAGCCCAGAGCATATTCCAGACCGCCCTTGATGTATCAGCCGGTACTGGCAAGGATCTTACAAGCGTATCTACTAGCCTATCTAAAGCCTACCTAGGCGATAACGTAGCACTAGGCAGGTTAGGCGTAGGTCTAAGCAAGGCGCAGTTAAAATCATCATCATTCTTAGATGTACAGAAAACCCTTAATAATAATTTCTCAGGTCAAGCATCAGCAGCAGTAGCAGGTTATGCAGGCGATATGGCCAAACTAACTGTAGCTGTGGATGAGTCTAAAGAGGCTATAGGTAAAGGCTTATTAGATGCGTTAAGGACCTTATCTGGTGATACTTCTATAGATACTTTTACTGCCAAAATGGTTACTGCTGCGGATACCCTTGCAAGGTATATTAACAATATTGCAGGCTTTGCTAAAGTGACTGCAAACATATTTAATATTAAAGATCCTAATTTTTTTAGAAGACAACCTGCAACAGTAGCGCCTGGTGCATCTACTACTCGCGTTAAAGATTATCAATTAACTGTTAAAACTACTGCAGCGCGTAAAGCCGAGTTAGCCATTCTTACATCATCAAATAAGACACGCAGTGAGATAGACAAACTAAAGGACAAGTTTGATTTAGAACGTGTTGGCTTAACAGCTGCCCTTAATGCTGCAACCGATGAGGAAACTAAATTACGTATTAAAGGTCAATTAGCAATCCTTGATAACAACGAGGCTTTGGCTAAGAAGTTAAATGCTGAATTAGAAACTACTAAAGCTACACAAACTTTAGCATCAGCCATGAATACCACTGCCGCCATGATCTTAACTGCAGGTCAAAAAGTTTTACTTGGTCTAGGCGTAAGCCCTAGCCAAATGAGCGGAAGTGCAATTACCGGTACTGGCGGATTCCCTAATGTCAGTAATCTAGCCAACACTTCAATAAACAATCCTAACTTTGGCACAAGCGCAGAGGCCATGGGCTTAGGTCTAGCATTAGGATTTACACCAGGTAGTAGGTCAAGTCAGCCACAAGAAATTGTTATTACTGTAGATACTGCATCAAGTGGCGACAGATTAAGCCAGGCTATTGCCGAATCAATACAAATTGCCACAAAGAATGGATTTAGCACAGTACCTGCCGGGCAGGGCTTCTAATGGCCGTACCTGTAGTAAATGCAATTATTAACTTTTCAACCGGGCCAAGTTTTGCACAAGCATTTATAATTGGATCAGGCGTATTTGGCACTAACGTCTTTGCCGATTCAGCAGCTGTAATCGTAGATGTATCTGATCGCGTTAATATGATACAAACTAACAGAGGCCGCACTGCCCTATCAGATCAATTCCAGACTGGCACAATGACCTTACGCATAGTAGATCAAGATGGTGATTTTAACCCACAGAATCCAGCCGGGCCATATTATGAATTATTAACTCCTATGAAAAAGGTGCAGATAACTGCAACCTACTCAGGAGTAACTTATCCAATCTTCTCAGGCTTCATTACGTCTTATGTAAACACTCAGCCTAAAGATGCGACAGAAGTTGCCTACACAACCATACAAGCTGTAGATGCTTACAGGTTGGCACAGAATGCTCAGATCTCAACAGTTACTGGTGCTACTGCTGGAGACTTATCAGGCACAAGAATTAACCAAATACTAGACCAGATCTCATGGCCTGGCACAATGCGTGATGTAGATGCCGGATTAACTACAATGCAAGCAGATCCTGGCACTACAAGGACTTCATTATCTGCATTACAAATTGTGGCCGACAGTGAGTATGGCGCAGTTTATGTTGATGCCAGTGGAAGTTTTGTTTTCCAAGATAGATCTGTAACAGTCTCATCTATAGGTGGCACACCAACATTGTTTGCAGATGATGGCTCAGGTATTAGATATGCCAATGCTGTATGGAAACTAGACGATACCCTAGTGTTTAATTCAGCTACTGTTACCAGAATTGGTGGCACTGCACAGGTAGCCACTAACGCAGCTTCTATTGCTAAATACTTTATCCATTCTTACTTCTTAAATAACCTATTAATGCAGACTGATGCTGTGGCCTTGGACTATGCCCAGGCTTATGTGGCTTCTAGAGCTGAGACTACGATTAGATGCGATGCCGTTACTTTAGATCTATACACCCCAGACTACAACACAGGCATTATTGCAGCCTTAGACCTAGACTTCTTTGATCCGATCACTGTAATTACCACACAGCCAGGCGGATCTACGCTGGACAAGACCTTACAGATTTTTGGGGTAAGTATGAGCATTACTCCGAATAGTTGGAAAACAGTGTTTACAACGCTCGAACCGATCATAGATGGGTTTATAATAGGCAACGTAGATTACGGTGTCTTAGGCGAAGACGTATTATCTTATTAAGGAGATATAATGGCATCAGGATTACCAGCAGTTACTGGAGACGTTCTTACCAGTACAACTTTTAATGGTTTAGTAACCTTCACAGTAGGTACTGCTAACACTGCAGATTACACAGCTGTATTAGCAGATCAGTATCAAGTATTAGAGATCATGAACAAGGCAACTGCTATTGCATTTAAGATACCGACTAACGCATCTGTTGCATTTCCGATCGGCACAGCATTAACAATATTAAACATTGGTGCTGGTGCTTGCACAATTAGCGCAGTTACTCCTGGCACTACAACAGTTTTGTCAGCAGGAGCAACGCCTGCATCTCCAACTCTTTCACAATATAAAACAGCAGTTTGCATTAAGACTGCTACAGATGCTTGGTATGTAGTTGGAGCAATTGCATAATGATTGGAAATATAGTATCGGGATTGTTTTCGTATCAGTCTCCAACAACAGTGACTGGTGGAACACAAACATCTGATGCGACCTATAACTATGCCACATTTAATACAAGCGATAATTTAACAATATCCGGTGCAAGTTTAACTGCTGATATTTTAGTTATCGGTGGTGGTGCAGGTGGTTATTATGGATCAACTGTTGCAATAAGTGATGCCCAGTCTATTGCTGGCATAGGCGGCGGCGGCGGCGGTGGTGCTGGTAAATACATTTATCAAGCATCACAAGTATTTGTACCAGACACATACGCAGTCACTATTGGTAGTGGAGGAAGTTTAGGGCAGACCTTCTATGGATCTTATGCGACTGCACCAACAGCGGGCGGAACTACTACAGTTGGTTCTATATTTACTGCCACAGGTGGCTCTATTGGTGGCGATGGTTATGGAACATCAGGGGCTGCAAGTGGTGGTTCAGGTGGAACTAGCGGTAATAGTTATTCAGGCGGTGCAGGTGGCAGTGCTACATATGCTTATGGTGGCGGTGGTGGTGGTTCAGCAAGTGCTGGAACTTCATCTAATACTGGAGCAACAGGATTTATAGGTGGAGCAGGAACAGCCAATAGTATTTCAGGTACATCCATTACCTATGCTTGGGGTGGAACTGCTCCTAATAGTGCGAACACAGCACCAGCAGATGCACCTGGTCGTGGTGGTTTTGGTGGATATGATTTGAATGCTCCAACATACGGTAATTTACAATACAGCGCAGGTGGGGCAGGTACAAAAGGAATAGTTATTGTTAGGTGGTTAAAGTGAGCAGATATGCAGTAGTAGAAAACAACATTTGTATAAATGTAATAGAAGCAAACTCAGTAGAAATTGCTGAAGCGATCTCTAATAAATCTTGTTATTTATTAAAAGATCTACCACAAATGTCAGAGACGCAAGTGCCAACAGAAGAGCAAATGTTTCAAATGAAAGACGCAGCAGTTGGTATTGGTTGGATATACGATCCAGCACAAAACATATTTATTGCACCTGAAATAACACAATGAAACCATGGTTATGTGCAGCAGGAGTAGAGCTTAGAGATGCCGTTGCTACCTGGTATCCAGATCGCCGCTCTACCAGTGATGGGTGGATTGGTGATGCTCGTCATGCTGCCAGAAAATCGGATCATAATCCAGACAAGACCGGATGCGTGCGAGCCATTGATATTGATTCTCGCTTGGATTCATCCGAAGGGCTCTCGGTATATTTGGCTGACCAAATCAGAATCTGTGCGAAAACCGATAAGCGCATATCTTACGTGATCCATAACGGCATGATTGCTAGCAGGATACTTAACTTTAAGTGGCGTAAGTATTCAGGCTATAACAAACACACTAAACACATCCACGTTAGCTTTAATCCATCCGGTGATAAAGATGGTAAAGAGTTTGACATACCACTTCTAGGGGGACATATTGGCTAGTACATATAACATACTAATAGATCAGGGCTCAACCTACACTTTGGCTTTGAGCTACAAAGACAGTGCTGGCACAGCTATAAACTTGACTGGTTATACAGCTGCGATGCAGTTAAGAAAGACAGTCAGTTCAGCAACCGCTAGCTTGTCTCTGTCTTCTCCTTCTGCTGGCATTGTGATTACAGGTGCTACAGGATTGATAAACATAACTATCAGTTCTGCCCAGACAACAGGTTTACTTGCAGATATTTATGTTTATGACTTAGAAATAACATCAGGCGCAGGCGTTGTAACTCGTTTAATACAAGGCTCTGCAATAGTTCTAGCGGAGGTAACTCGATGAGTGATAACACTTTAACAATTACTGAAATAGTTAATACTGTTGAAGTTTCAAGTGTTGGCGTACAAGGTCCAACAGGCGCAACAGGCGCAACAGGTGCTACCGGAGCGACTGGCGCAACAGGCTCATCAGGTGTTGTAACAGTCAATGCACCAATTACAAATGCTGGCACTTCATCAGCTGCTAACCTTTCAGTATCTACTGGGACAACATCTGATGTTGGAGTATTGCAATTAACAAATTCTGTATCTAGCACAAGCACTACAACTGCTGCTACACCTAATGCGGTTAAAACTGCTTATGATTTTGCAGATACTAAATTGCTAAAATACGCATCGCCTTGGCAGGTAAAATATCGTTCAACATACTGGTATGACGCAAATATAACAGCATCCATTAACACGACAAGTTTTACAAAATCTAGATTATATCTTTATCCGTTGTTTATCTCAGAAAGCATAACTATTGACCGATTAAGCGTAGAGTGCACAACTCTTGCTTCTTCTACAACTTGGCGAATTGGTATCTACAATTCCGACTCAGATGGCATTCCAACAACTGTTGTGTTAGATGCTGGAACAGTTGATACTGCAAGCACAGGATTGAAATCAATTACCGTTAATCAGAGTTTATCTGCTGGTCTTTATTATATTGCTGGTGTATTGCAAGGAGGAACTGTGTCGCCTGAAATGCGATCATATAGCAATTTTAATGGAAATTGGTCACCAGTAGCAAATACATCTCAAGCAACAACAACTAGAAATAACCTTTTTTATCTTGAAAACGTTACTGGTTCATTGCCGTCTTTTTCTGGTGGATTAGTTCTGTCTGGTGCTGCTACTCGAACTCAATTTAGGATTGCATAGATGAAATCAATTACTTATGGCCTAGGCGGCTACGACCCATTAAAGCCAAACAACAACATTGTCGAGGAGATCGACATTCCAGATGAGGAGCAAAATGAAGCTGACCGACAAGCATAAGGCAATACTAAAGTCCTACGCACGTGGGGTATTAGTATCATTCTTAACATTCTTAGCAAGTAATGAATTAGGTTTAGATCCTGCCATATCTGTAATCGTTGCAGCATTAGCCGGTCCAGCAGCTAGGGCTCTAGATAAATCCGACAGTGCTTATGGCCTCGGTGCAGATGAATCATGACACCGGGCGAATGGGCTGGCTTTGGGGCTGGCGTTATCGCTGTGCTGTCAGGCGTGCTAGTCGGATTACGTTTTTTAGTTAGAGGCTGGCTTAATGAGTTACGCCCTAATGGTGGCTCTAGTATGAAGGATCAATTAACACGATTAGAGAAGCGTGTCGATGATCTCTTTATCTTAATTAGTAAGTCATAATTTTAATATGGCTAACACACGTAAGCGAAAGAAAATCAATAGGCGCGTGGTGCGTAAATCACCCGATCCTTTATCTAAGCTAGAAGTGTTTTATATTGCCAAGCATGAGATGTTTAGAGCTGCACGTAAAGCCGGATTCTCTGAATCTGTTGCACTCTATTTAATGGATAGTCCATCTTCTATGCCCGATTGGGTAGTAGGCGAAGACGGCATTATCCCATCCATACCTACCCCAGAAGAGGATGACGATTAAGCGATACTTAGTAATAAGTGATCTACAAATCCCATTTCATCATGAAGCAGCTGTAAAGAATGTAATTAAGTTAGCACGTAGGGAGAAGTTTGATTCTGTATTGGTGGTCGGGGATGAAATTGATTTTAATACAATTAGCAAATGGGCCGAAGGCACACCTTTGGCTTATAAGCAAACCATTCACGATGATCGTGAACTCACTAAGGAGATTCTCAGGAATCTGAGTGAGTATTCTAAAGAATGCCACATCATCCGAAGCAACCATACTGATCGCCTATACAACACACTGTTAAAAGTACCTGGCTTAATCAGTTTGCCAGAGTTGCAATACCCAAAGTTTATGGGCTTTGCCGAAATGGGCATGACCTATCACAAAGAAGCGTATGAGTTTGAGCCGGGCTGGATGTTAGCCCATGGCGATGAAGGCAACATGTCTCAGCACGCTGGTATTACTGCCCTCAACCTGGCTAAGAAGTGGGGTAAGTCAGTGTTGTGTGGCCACACCCATAGACTAGGCATGAGTGCCTATGCAGAGGGCGTAGGAAGCCATTACAGAGCCTTATATGGGGTCGAGGTAGGAAACCTTATGGATCGCAAAAAAGCGTCTTATTTACGCTATGGGAGCGCGAATTGGCAGATGGGTTTTGCTATACTAGAAGCCGTAGGAAAGACACTGACACCAACGTTAGTGCCGATCAATAAGGATGGCTCATTTACCGCACTGGGCAGGTATTACGGGTAACATCGTTACCAAACCGTTATACAAACTACGCCCTAAATAATCCACAAAGTCGTACACAGGTGCAACACTATGCCTGTACCG